CGTTTTTTGCGCCCCGGCCATACCCCCACCTTGTCCCCCCCCCCCCCCCCCCCCCCCAAAACAATGCCCCCCCCCCCCCTCGCCCATGTGATTTTCAATGTCAGTCACCGCACTTTGAGGAGGTCACAATGTTATCGAACCCGTCTCCCTCCCCCAGTCCTGAGCCGTCGGGCCAGTACCCGCAGGAGATCGTTGATTACGTTATCGAACGCACGTTGATCAGGGCGAGGCAGACGGTTCGACGTGTGTACAACATTGGGGAGGTGGGTGATGTTCAGCAGGATCTGTTGGAGGATGTTTTTCGGCGGCTCCCGAAGTTCGACGGCGAGCGAGCGGACATCAAGACGTTTATTAGTCGCGTAATTGACAACAAAGTTTCCAACATGATCGACCAGTTCTGGTCGGCTCGGCATAGTGGCGAAGGGAGGGGGCCTTCGCTGGACGACTGGGTACTCGATGAGGATGGCGAATGGACGCGACGCCATAACATGATGGACGCGAATCTGCTCCGTGCTCATCGAGGGACGGATGAGGGAATGGGGGAAAGGCGTGGCGATCAGGAGATGGCGAATCTCAAGGCGGATGTTGCGGCGGTGATGGCGAAGCTGCCGCCGGAGCTGCGGGAGTTATGTGTGCGGTTACAGACTCAAACGCCGCACGAGATCATCCGCCAGACCGGGAAGGCCCGCGACGTTGTCTACAAGCAGATCGCGGAGATTCGGGAGGCGTTTACCAAGGCAGAACTGCACCATTACCAGAATGTTGAAAAAGTTTTTTCTTCGGAGGTTACGCATGGAAATGGACGACGTGGAAATGAATATTGATTTGGGCATTCTTCAAGTGGAATCGGCTAAGGAATATCATGCCAAGGCGGATCGGAATCTCAGCAGCCATCAGTTGCTGGATTTTATGAAATGTCCGTGGCTGCATCGCAAGAAGGCGATTGGGCTGATTGGCGATAGCGATTCGGTTAGCTACTTTGTTGGGCGGGCTGCGCATGTGAGGATTCTTGAAGGTCGTGAGAACTATATAGCGACGTTTGCATTGGGTGGGCCGATCAATCCGAAGACGGGCAAGCATTATGGTGCGAATACCAACGCATTTCGTGAGTGGGCACAGGAGCAGGGGAAGCCGGTGCTTTCGCATGAGCAGGCGGAACTCATTGAGCAGATGGCCAGCGGCGTTGCGATGAATAACGAGGCCGTCGATTTGCTGCTCTATGGGCGAAGCGAGGGGGTGGTGCGGGCGGAGTATTGCGGGACGCCGTGCCAGATTCGGATCGATTGGCTGCATCCGCAGCGTGGCATCGTGGATTTCAAAACCTGTGACGATCTCACCTGGTTTGAGGCCGATGCGAAGCGCTACGGCTACCACAAGCAGATGGCCTTCTACCAATCGGTGCTGGCGCAAGCGCTCGGCGGGATGATGGTGCCGGTCCATTTGATCGCTATCGAAAAGAAGGAGCCGTTTCGTTGTGGAGTGTGGCGCGTTACGGATGACACGCTGCAGATTGCCCGTCAGGAAAACGAAGCGGCGATCCGTCGATTCCTGCACTGCCGCCAGACGGATGAATGGAAAACAGGTTACGAAGAAATCCGCATGTTGAACGTCGCGTAACCAGAGAATCAATGGTGACTGAGGTGAGGAAATGACAGAACTGACTGTTATTCCAAGGATGAAAATAAAAGCTCTCTCGCCGTGGTTCGGTAGTAAACGAACGCTCGCGCAGGCGATCATCGAGGAGCTTGGTGTGCATCGTGCATACTTTGAGCCGTTCTGTGGTTCGATGGCCGTGCTGCTGGCGAAGGCACCTGCGGCGATGGAAACGGTCAACGATCTGCACGGCGATCTCGTCAACCTTGCTCGTGTTGTGCAGCATCCGAAACTCGGTCAACGGTTGTATCGCCGCTGTCGGCGGCTCTTGATGGTTGAGACGCTATTCAAAGAGGCTGCGAGACGATGGAAAGTTCGCGGCATCCCGCCGGCGGATACTCCGGATATCGAACGTGCCATCGATTTCTTTTACACCAGTTGGGTTGGACGCAACGGTGTTGTTGGCACGAAAAGTTACGACCAGGGATTCGCCGCCCGGTATACGCCCGGCGGTGGTCACGGTGGAACGCGCTGGCGTCAGGCAGTGTCGAGCATCCCGGCGTGGCGACGGCGGCTGGCGAGCGTGACGATTCTGAATCGGTGCGGGTTCAAATTGCTCGATGCGATTTCCGACGAGGACGGCGTGGTCGTCTACGTAGATCCGCCTTACGTGGTCAAAGGCGCGAGGTACGTCTTTGATGACAACATAAAACCCGCGTGTGTTTCGGAGGACGAATGGATAGCGGCTTTGGAATTTGCCAACCAGCATACGTTTGATATTCCCATCGAACGCGTCGCATGGCACTACGTACTCGCTCAGCGTGTGAAGCGATTCCAAAAAGCGCGGGTGGTGGTGAGTTATTACGAGCATCCGTTGGTCCGCCTTCTTTATCCGCAATTCGTTGTTCGCAAATGTCCGGTCGTCAAGGCGCTCGTTCAAGGAAACGGACATGTAAAAGGTGCTGTCGAGGCTCCGGAAATTCTTCTGCTGAATGGACCGAGCTACGCCAATGGTACAGATTTTGGCCTTTTTCAATGGGGCCCCCCCAAGCCTTTCTCCGCGCCCGGTGGCTTGTGGCGGGTGTCCTGTCCCTCCCCCCCCCCCCCCCACCCACTTCTTTTCGCCACTCCGGGCGCTTCCGGCGGCCCCTGGTTGGGTATCCCCGACGCCTTTCAACAAGGCTATTTCGGGTGCGGGTTCGATTCCCGTAGCTGCCTTTGACTGAACTTACGCAAGGAGATTTATCGATGACTTTGCAGAATATCCATCGCGGACGCAAGCACCTGCCGCCACGGTTGCTGATTTATGGTACGGAGGGTATTGGCAAGACCACGCTTGCTGCCGCTGCGCCGTCGCCGATTTTCATTCCGACCGAGGATGGGTTGGATCAGATCGACTGTGCCAGCTTCCCACTGGCCAGGAATTTTACCGACATCGAAAACGCTCTCCGCACCCTCATTCAGGAGAAGCACGAGTTCGAGACGGTTGTGATTGATAGTTGTGATTGGGCCGAGCGTCTCGTGTGGGATGCGTTGTGCGAGCAGTACGGCGTCACGAGCATCGAGAAGGTCGACGGTGGTTACGCTCGCGGCTACACGCATGCTCTCACTCATTGGCGACGACTTCTGGCTGATCTGAATACGCTTCGTATTCAGCGTGGCATGTGCGTGATTTTGCTGGCGCACGCGAAGGTCGAAAAGTTCGAAGACCCGGAGCACACCGCTTACGACCGTTACTCGCCGCGTTTGCATAAACACGTCACGGCGCTGCTGTCCGAATGGTCGGATGCGGTGTTGTTTGCGACGCGGAAGATCATCACGAAAACCGAGAGTGGCGGCTTTGGCCGTAACCGCACAACCGCTGCCGGTTTGGGGCAAGACGGCGGCGAGCGAATCCTTCGCACCGTCGGCAGTCCCGCTTGCGTTGCCAAAAACCGTTACAGCCTGCCGTCGGAATTGCCGCTGTCGTGGTCGGCGCTGATGCAGGCGATGACACAGGAATCAAGTGCGCCGCTACGTCTGGCGAGCGCTGAGCAAACCACTTCAAATAACGGAGAAACTCATGGCTAATCTCAACGGATTTAATGCGCACGAAGTCGAGCCGAGTACGGAGTTTGAGCCGCTGCCGGCGGGCAAGTATCTGGCGGCGATCACGGAGTCGGAGCAGAAGCCGACGAAGAGCGGTGATGGCAGTTACTTGCAATTGACGTTCCAGATTCTTGAGGGGCCGCACAAAGGGCGTCAGGTTTGGGCAAGATTGAATTTGCACAATCCAAGCCCAACGGCGGTGCAGATCGCGCGGGGCGAGCTTTCGGCGATCTGTCGCGCGGTCGGTGTGATGACGCCGCGTGATAGCGTCGACTTGCACAATCTTCCGATCTTGATCAGCGTCAAGCAAAAGAAACGCGAAGACAACGGCGAACTCACGAACGAGATCAAGGGTTACGAACCGAAGACGGCAGCGCCGGCGGTTGGTCAGCCACAACAGGCTCCCACGACCAGCAACACGCCGCCGTGGAAGCGGTGAGGTGATTCCGTTTATTCACTTGCACTTCTCTCGCCTCCCGTCGGCGCGTTCTGTGCCGGCGGGAGGAGGGGGGGGGGATTTATGTGTGTATGAAGGGAAAGTATATGTTTACAGCTACGTTAGCATATCCGCCAAGCGCGAATCACTACTGGAGAAGCTATGGGAGGAAGGTGGTGATCAGTCGGGGCGGACGGGAGTTTCGCACGAAAGTCTGCGCCCAGCTTGGTGGCGGGAATGGTCCGCGTAAGCCGCCGATGGGTGGGAGGATCGCATTGGCGATGGATGCGTTTCCCCCGGATAAACGCGTCAGGGACATCGATAATTTAATGAAGCCGACGCTTGATTCGCTGCAGCATGCGGGTGTCTTTTTCGACGATGAGCAGATCGATATTTTGATTGGTCGTCGACGTGAGGTTGTAAAGGGTGGGCGGCTTGATGTGCGGATCAATGAGTTTCCGTTGAGTGCTTGTCCGTTGTGTGGCGCGGCGTTTTCGGCGGGGGACAATTGATCATGTCGAAACGCACGAATCGAATGTTGGCCTTCAGTGATGTGCATTTTCCACATCAAAATCCCAAAGCGGTGGAGGTGTTTTGTCGGGCGGCGGAACGGATCAAGCCGGACTTGATCGTTTGTTTGGGTGATCTGCTGGATTGCGGGCATTTTTCGACGTATCCGCCGACGTTTGGGATGCCGGAGTCCGACTATTTCGACGATTTGCGGCAGGCGAACGCGCTGTTGGATCGGTTGCAGAAGGTTTGCGGTCGGTTGGTGATGGTGGAGGGGAACCACGAATATCGTCTTGATCGTTGGGCGGCGGCGACGGCACAGGGACGCGGGACTTATTCGATGCTGGCACCGCGTGTGCAGTTGACGGGGCGACGGAAAAATTTCACCTACGTTCGCTACGGTACGGTGTCGGGCACGTATCCACATTTCGCCGTCAGCAAACGCATCGTGGCGGTCCACGGCTGGTCGTGCGCCCGGCATGCGACCAAACAGCATCTGGATATCAGTCAGGGGAAGAGCATCATCCACGGACACACGCATCGTGCCGACGCTTGCATTGTTCAGGGGATATGGTCGTCGGCGTCCGGTGGCGTGATCGAGTCCCGCAGTGCCGGATGTCTGTGCAAACGCATCCCGCTCTATGGCACCGGCAGACCCGTCGAATGGGTCAACGCTTTTATCCTCGGCTACCTGGGCCGTCGCAGCGACACGCTCTACACGATTCCCATCATGGACAACCGTTGCATTCTGCCCGACGGCACGGAGGTGGCGGTGTGAGATGAATGTTACCACGACGGAAATCTCTACAGAAAAAGTATAGATCGCTCAAATGAGGAGAATAACCATGAGCGAACAAATGCTCGACATCGAAAAAATACGGATCGACGGTGATACGCAGCCGCGCGTGGCCATTGATGAAAATACCGTCAAACAATATGCCGCCGACATGGAACGCGGAGCGGAGTTCCCGCCGGTGCAGGTCATGTTCGACGGTGCGGCGTATTGGCTAGTGGATGGCTTCCATCGTTACCACGCGCACAAAAAGTTGAGTAAGGCCCAGATCGCCGTCGAGGTCGCCACGGGAGTTCAGACCGAAGCACAGTGGCAGAGTCTCACGGCTAACAAAACCCACGGCCTTCGCCGTACCAATGATGATAAGGTCAAGGCGGTTCTCAAGGCGATCAAATTGAAACCGGACCTCACTGACCACGTTATTGCTCGGCATGTGGGAGTCTCGCAGCCGATGGTGTCGAAGTACCGCGCATCCATTGAGGAAGCCCGCAAACGTCAGGAAAAAGTGGCTGCGGCGAAGAAGGCTGTTGATAAAGGTTTTCAACAGGCCCCCGGATCAGGAGGCGAAGTGAGCCGCCCGGCCAAGCGGATCGGCAAGGACGGCAAGAGATATTCGGCTCGCAAGCCGCAGAGCAAGAGGTCCGCCACCTCGTCGAAGCCTGCGATTTCGCCGACGGCGATGACGCCGATTCGGGGGCTTAGTCCGGTTGATGAGCGTAAGCATATTGGCATGTCGAAAGACCCGCTGATGGGGGCGCGGGCGCTCGTTGATCTCTTTGATCGGTCGTATCTCGAAATTCTCATCGCGGAAGTTCGTGCCATTCTTGATGGCACCGCCGGGACGCCGCCGTCGCTGCAGAACATCGCTCATCTCATTCAGTAGTTGTGTTTTACGGAAATCTTTCGTTTCGTTTTTCACCCCTTACATGGAGTTCTATTATGACTCAGGCCACTACCCAAATTCCCGCAGCCACTCATCGTATCAACCTACCCCCTCTCATTCCGCCCATTCCTCTCGACACCTCCGCCCCCCCCAAAGAGTCGCGTCAGCCTTACGTGATGAAACTGCTCATCACGCCGGAGATGGCGAAGCGTTGGTTGGAGCAGTCCAATGACCACAATCGTCCGATATCGCAGGCACATTGTGAACGCCTGGCTCGCGATATGCGGGAGGGGCGATGGAAACTCACGCATGAGGGGATCGCGTTTAGTGCTAATGGAAGACTGGTCGATGGGCAACATCGCCTCGCCTCTATTTTGCTGGCTGGCAGAAGTATTGAGATGTTCGTTTGGCTCGACGTGTCCGCCGAAACGCTCATGACGATCAACAACGGGCGACCGCGAGACCTGGTGGATTTGCTCTCGCTTTCCGGTGCGGCTAAGGGGATCGACGGGAACGACGTTGCCATCCTCCGCGCGATGCTCGGCGGGATGGGCAAGGTTCCGAACATGACCGCCGCTGAAGCCGCCGATGCTTATCATCGGCATAAAGAAGCCATCGAGTTCGCTACAGTTTATCTTGTGCGACGTGGGGGGATCAACGGCGTTGCGACCAGTGATATTCGCGCTGTTATCGCTCGTGCTTACTACTCGGTCGATTTGGAACGGTTGGCTACTTTCTGCCAGGTGCTTTCCTGTGGGGTGGCGACGTCTCCGGAAGATCGACCGGCGGTGTTGCTGTTCGCTCATCTTGTGCGGAACCCCGGTAACACGGAATTGGCACGTCATGATCGCTATGCCAGGACGCAGCGGGCGCTGGTGGCTTTCATTCGCGGCGAGAACCTTAATCGGCTGATGGCGGTTTCCACCGAGCAGTTCCCCTTGCCTAACGAGAAATAATGGAATTACGACCTTATCAAAAAGAGGCCGTCGAGGCGGTGTATGCGCATCTGCGTGGGCGGGACGACAATCCTTGCGTCGTCCTGCCTACGGCTGCCGGCAAAACCCCCTGCATAGCCACGATTTGCCGGGACGTGGTGAATCTATGGAGCGGGCGGGTGCTGGTGCTGGCGCATGTGAAGGAGTTGTTGGCGCAGGCGGTCGACAAGCTGCATGCGATGGCTCCGGACTTGTGGATGCATATTGGTGTGTATTCGGCGGGGTTGGCGAAACGCGACACGGCTCAGCCGATTCTCGTGGCGGGGATTCAGTCGGTGTATCAAAAAGCGAAGGAGCTGGGGCGATTTGATTTGATGATCGTGGACGAGGCTCATTTGATTCCGATGGAAGGCGACGGGATGTATCGGCGCTTCCTGGATGACGCCCGCGCCCTCAGCCCGCAGTTGCGGGTGATTGGTTTGACGGCGACGCCGTTTCGTCTTTCGTCGGGGCCGATTTGTGTTCCGCCGCCGGAGGGAATTTTAAATAGCATTTGTTACGAGATCGGGGTGAGGGAACTGATCGCCGCTGGCTATATCTCGAAGCTCAAAAGTAAAAGTGGGAAATTCAAGGCGAACACCGATGGGTTGCATGTGCGGGGCGGTGAGTTTGTTCCGGCGGAAGTCGAAACGTTGATGGATCAGGACGGGCTGGTTCATGCGGCATGCAGGGAGATTGTCGAACTAACCAAAGACCGCAAGTCGGTTTTGATTTTCGCTTCGAGCATCAAGCACGGCCAGCACGTCGCCAAAACCATCGAGCAGATTGCCGGTGAGGAGTGCGGCTTTGTTGATGGTGAAACCTCCGGCATTTTTCGTGACCAGATTCTTCGCCGCTTCCGTGAGGGGCAGTTGCGGTATCTGGCGAACGTCAATGTGCTGACGACAGGGTTTGATGCACCCGGCATTGATTGCGTGGTGCTGCTGCGGCCAACGATGTCGCCGGGACTCTATTATCAAGAGGTCGGACGCGGATTCCGTATCGCGCCGGGTAAAACAGACTGTTTGGTTCTGGACTTTGCCGGCAATGTTCTGCGTCACGGGCCGGTGGATCAAATCCGGGTCCACGATCCGGCGGCAAAACGCTTTGGCCCGCAAGGGCGACCAGCAAAAGAATGTCCGTCCTGTCAGGCATTGATCGCGACAGGGTACGCAATGTGCCCGGAGTGCGGTTTTGTTTTTCCGCCGCCGGAGCGGGGTCGCCACGAAGCGGAGGCTGGCACCGCTGGCATACTCTCCGGCGAAACCACGGACCTCGAATATGAAGTGCGAAACGTCAAGTACAGCGTGCATGTGAAACGTGACGCTTCCGAAAATGCACCGCGCACACTGCGAGTCGATTATGAGATCGGCTACTACCTGTACAAATCCGAATGGGTGTGCCTGGAACACAAAGGTTATGCACGGCAGAAAGCCGAAGCGTGGTGGCGGTTGCGGTCTTGTGCGCCGGTGCCGACGACGATTGAGGAGGCTGTGGCGTTGGCGGAATCCGGTGCGGTGGCACAGACGCTTGCGATCACCGTCCGTCATGTTGCTGGCGAGAAGTTCGACAGGATCGTTGATTGTGTGTTGGGGGCGAAGCCGGAGTTGGAGGCTGCTGTTGTCGCTGATGCGTGGGAGGAGAGTTTGCCGTTACCGATGTCGCCAGACGATGGCATACCGTTTTGATGCTTTTTTTTTAGGAGGTTTCCATGAATCAAGAAACGACGATTCCGCTGCCGATGCCGGTGCCGATGCTCGGCGCGCCGTCCGATCCCGATCTGGTCACGACGCCTGCGCCAATGCGTTTGTTGCCACCGTCACAAGGGCCGTGTTGTTACCAGTGTGGTGGTGCGACCATTCGGAACGGGACGTGTTTTGTTTGTACGGGCTGTGGTGCGACAAGCGGGTGTTCGTGAGGTTTTTTCTGCGTGATTGAAGTTGCCAGACAATATCAGCAGGCGGGACTGTCCGTGCTGCCAGCGAACCGGAGCGAAAAGCGACCGGCGCTGGCGGGGTGGAAGGACTATCAGTCCCGCCTGCCGACGGAGGCGGAGGTGATGGCGTGGTTCGCCAACGCCCATGATGCGCTGTGTCTGGTGACGGGCGCGGTGTCGGGCAATCTTGAGTTGCTCGATTTCGACAACGGCGGGGAGCTTTTCACTCGCTGGTCGGAACTGGTCGAAGCCGAGATGCCGGGGTTGATGGGGCGGTTGGTGATTGAAACTTCGCAATCTGGCGGCTGGCATGTGATCTATCGCTGCGCGGAGAAAGTCTGCGGTAGTATCCACCTGGCCCAGCGGCAACGCGCCGGCAAAGTTATCACGCTCATTGAGACGCGCGGCGAGGGCGGATTATTTCTGTGTCATCCCACGCCGGGCTACGAGATGCAGCAGGGGAAGATTGCGGAGCCGCCCTTGCTGACGGCGGAAGAGCGGGACATTTTGCTTGAGGCGGCGTGGTCGCTTAATGAGTTGATTCCGTCGCCGGTGGCGGTGCCGTCCGATCCGCAGCCGCACAATCACGGCGAGCGCCCCGGCGATGCGTTCAATGCTCGTGGCGATATTGCTGCGTTGCTCGTTCAACACGGCTGGATGCTGGTCCGCGATGGGGAGAACCAGTATTGGCGACGGCCCGGCAAAACCAAAGGTTGGAGTGCAACCCTCAAAGATCGCGTCTTCTACGTCTTCTCGTCCAACGCCGCGCCGTTCGATGGACCCAAGGCATATGGCCCATTCGCCGTCTACACGATGCTTGAACATAACGGTGATTACACCCGCGCCGCGTCGGCGCTACGAATGCAAGGTTATGGATCGTCGCCCCCGTCGTCTCCGTCGCCGTCACCGCCGTCGTCGGCGTCGCCCTTTCCCACATCTCCGTCGCCGTCGTCGGTGTCGGCGACATCTCCCTCCCCGCCCTTGGAACCTTTGAGTATTCGCAGCCTCATCGGAAAGTATCCCGAGCTGCGAAAGCCTATTCTACACGGTCTCTTGCGTGAAGGCGAGACGATGAACTTGATCTCCGCATCAAAAATGGGAAAATCGTGGCTCGTCATCGACTTGGCGTTATCCATCGCCACGGGGCGAGACTGGCTGGGGCAGTTCCATTGCCAGCGCGGTGACGTGCTCATCCTCGACAACGAACTCCACGGCGAAACGTCTGCTCACCGGATTCCCAAGGTAGCAAGCGCTCGCGGAATCCCCGTCGACGCTTACGCCGACCACGTTTTCGTGCAGAACCTCCGTGGGCATCTGCAGGACGTGTTCTCGCTGGATACATACTTTCAAACGCTCAAACCGGGACGGTTCAAAGTCATCATCCTCGATGCTTTTTACCGCTTCATGCCGCGTGACATGGACGAAAACGACAACGGCACAATGGCGGCATTGTACAACCACATCGACCGTTACGCCGATCGGCTCCGCTGTTCGTTCGTATTGATTCATCACACCAGCAAGGGCAACCAGTCCGGCAAATCCGTGACCGATGTCGGCGCTGGTGCCGGCAGCCAGAGCCGCGCCACGGATACGCACATGGTGTTGCGGCCGCACGAAGAAGACGACACCGTCGTCCTGGACGCGGTTGTACGTTCATGGCCACCGGTCGCGCCACGTTGCTTGCGTTGGAATTTTCCGATCTGGTCGCCCGCCGATGAACTCGATCCTTTGCAACTCAGGAATGACAGCGGACGCAAGAAAACAGAAAAGAAAGATCAATGGACGCCGGAGACGTTCGCGCAAACGTTCGTGCAGGAACATCCCATGACACGCGCGAACATTCTCACCGCCGCCGGTCAGGGCGGCATCTCAGAATACCGTTCCCGCATTCTCCTACGTCAAGCTGAGGAAGATGGGTTGATTGGCCGCTTCGGTGAACCCAAGCGAAACCAGCCTTGCGAGTACGTTCGTCTGCCAAAATGTCAGTCCGAATTTCAGGAGGACACGTTATGAAATGCTGTGAAATGGGACGCAGAACGCCCGGCAAACGGAACAAAAAACGCCTCGTAAAACGTCAGAACGTATTCGTGGAGCGATATATGAAATTCATCACACAGAATCGCCACGCCTGGTCGGGATTCGTGGTGAGTCGTTCCCTAAAGGGAACGACTCACCACGAATCCGACCTGCACAGGCGTGAGGGTTTTGACAACCCACGGATAGGCCACAACTCGCGCACGGTTGGCCCACGTCGCGGCGTTGGAGACGAGTTGGCCAACAACGCCAACTCGCGGAACTGGCGCGTCGTGAGGCGAATAAACGCGACTGCCAAAAGTGTCTGCCGAAATGGCAGAGAGATATGCAAATTGGTTCCTTCCGGGCGATTTCGCGCGAAGATGGCCAGGGGAATGGTCGGCTTGATTCTTTTTGTTTGTTGCGCGTAGCGAACATCGAAAAAACGGTCGGATTTTGGTTCTGTGAATCTTGAAACGGCGTTTTTATCGGAGGCCCTCGTTTATGCAGATGGTTACTCGTCACAGCGACCTACCCATCGAGTTTTTGCCGTTTTGGTGTGGTCGATGTGGTGAGAATCGCGTCGCTGGGCGCGGGGAACATTGCTCTCGTTGCCGGGCGATTCCGCGATTGGAAGACTTCGCTTGTGGGGTATGCGGTAGGCCAGCGTCCGTTTATTTCGTCTACGGCTATCGCTGCCAGCAACATCAGGACGTGCGGGTTCCGAGTCAGCAGATCGGTGGTGGGTCCGACTTCGTCGGGAGCGTCAGCATACTTTTACGCCGCAAGTTTTGAAACTACGTATTTTGACACTTTGTTTTTTGAGGAGATTTCAAGTGAACATAGAACTTCGCGACATCAGCACGATTCATCCCTACCCCGGCAACCCGAGACAGAACGACGAGGCGGTGGATGCTGTGGCGGCGAGTCTGAAGGAGTTTGGGTTTCGCCAGCCGATTGTGGTCGACGCCGAGGGCGTGATTGTTGTTGGGCATACCAGGTACAAGGCGGCGCGGAAGCTGGGGCTTACGCAGGTGCCGGTGCATGTCGCCACCGACCTGACGGCGGCGCAGGTGAAGGCGTACAGGATCAGTGACAACGCGACCAATGAGATTGCGGAGTGGGATTATGAACTTTTGCCGATTGAATTGACAGCGCTCAAGGATATGAATTTTGAGTTGGGGCTGTTGGGCTTCGATCCGGAAGAACTTCAGCGGATTATGTCTGGCGACGTGCAGGGCGGCATGACCGATCCGGACGACGTACCGGCCCCGCCGGACGAGGCGATCACCCAGCCGGGCGATTTGTGGATACTCGGCAACCACCGGCTACTCTGCGGTGACAGCGGCAAAGCGGAGGATGTGGACCGCCTGCTCGATGGAAATACCATGCACCTGTGCGTGACCGATCCGCCTTATGGCGTTCGCCTCGAACCGCGCAGCAACAATGCCATCGCTGCGGGTTTTTCACGCTTTGAAAGTACGCGGAAGGCGGGCGATCTCGGTGAAGATGGGCAGCCCGTACAGCATAAACTCCGCGCCAAGGATCGGCCTATCGCCAACGATTCGGTGACCGGCGAAGCGTTCGAGGAAATGCTCGATGCGTGGTTTGGCAATATTGCTCGTGTGCTTGAGCCGGGGCGGGCGGCATATTTGTGGGGCGGGTATGCGAACTGTGCCAACTATCCGGCGGTCATGAAGAAGGTGGGGTTGTTTTTTGCCCAGGCTATCATTTGGGTCAAAGGGTATCCCGTGATGAACCGCAAGGATTTCATGGGCAACCATGAGTGGTGTTTCTACTGCTGGCGGGAAGGGGCGGCTCACAAATTCTACGGCCCGAATAACGTCACGGACGTGTGGGAGGTCAAGAAGGTCAGCCCGCAGGTCATGGAACATTTGACGCAGAAGCCCGTCGAGCTGGCGGTGCGGGCGATGCAGTATTCGTCGCTGGCGGGGGAAAATGTGCTGGACCTTTTCGGCGGCAGCGGCTCCACGCTCATCGCCGCCGAGCAGACGGGACGGCGGGCGTTTCTCATGGAACTTGATCCGCTGTACGTCGATTTGATTGTGGATCGTTACCAGCGTTTCAGCGGTAAGCCTGCGGTGCTTTCTCGCACGGGGGATTCGCCGATTCCGATGAAGCCGCGCGAGGAGGGCATGCGATGAGCCCCCCCCCTTTTTCCCCCTTTCCCCTCCCCCCCTCCGTAAACAACCGAGGCCCCTGTGCGGGGCCTCGGAAATCATTTCTGGAATTTTTGCATCTCTACGAAGTATTCGAGCACCATCAAGTATGTGCCGACGCATCCGTCGCAGCGGCGCTGCACTTTGGCGGCAACCTTGAGAAGATCGTCGTCGGTGATGGTGGCGGGGAGTTTCCAAGTCCTCCGAGCCTTTTGGCCGGGTTTGGGATTGTGGACGAAGCTGTTGATCCGAATGGTGGCGTCTTCGATTTTTCGTTTGATGGCTACGTGTCCGGCTTTTCCGGTGAGTTCTATTTGCGTGGCTCGCATTGTCATCTCCTTTATAATTTTGGTATATACATAATACAATTTGTTTGCGGTCGCATCAAGTTCAATTCATGCTTAATTCGTTCTTTTTTCATGGTTTTTCGCGGTTTTTCGGGGGCTGAGATGACTACACGGTCTATCTTCTATCGCCACGCAGAAAACCCCGGTCGCGTTAGCCGGGGTGGGAGGGGTGAGTTGGAGCGGTGTGATTCAGGCGGCGGCGGCGAAGAGTCCGCGACCGGTTTTGGTGAAGCGGCTCTCGCCGGGCTTGTTGTCGATCTCGCGAAGCATGGCCGAGTAAATCGTGGCCGCTGGGGTGCGTCCGTTGGTGGTCCACATCCCCTTGGCGAGCATTTCGTCGACGATGGCTTTGCAGGTCATGGGGCCGCCGTTGGCCTTGAGGACTTCGTAGGCGGCGTCGAGGCCGCTGGGCTTTTTGGCTTTGGGTTCGCCGGCGTTCTTTTTGGCTTTGCCCGACTTCGTCGGCGCGGCGGCTTCGACTTCGGCGGGCATCGCGTCGGTATTGGGGGGGGCGGCGGCGGTGTCGGGGGCCTGCTCCAAAATGGTCGCCTCGGCGATCTGGACGTCGTCGACCTTGGCGCGTTTCCGGGACTTGGCGGACTTGCTGCTGGCCTTCGCGGTGGTGGTTTTCGACTTGGTGGCTTTGGCGTTGGTGGTTTTCTTGCTCTTGGACATGGTGAAATCTCCTTTGGCCTTGTTTCGGCTGGCCGGGCCGTTCCGCGTTCAATGGGTGCGGTTGCCCGTCCGGGGGGGGGGGGGGGGGGGGGGAATTGCCCCGGCCCCCCCGCCGGGCCCCCCCCCGGGGCCTCGGGGGGCAATTTTTAAATTCTAGAAATTTCTCTAAAT